CCTCACCCAGGTGGATCGTAAGGCCCTGGCCATCGCCCTGTTAGGTGACGATGTGGCCCATACGGTGGCCGGATCGACGGTGGTGGATGAGGTGATGCTTGCCCGCAAAGACAAAGGGGTTTTCCTTGCCCACCGCAACATCTCCGTGGTTTCCGTCAAGCACACCAGCGGCACCCCCGTCTATGTCTTGAACACCGACTATACCTTTGATGCCCGCCTGGGGATGATCACTATCACTCCCGGGTCGGCGATTATCGAGGGGGCATCGCTCAAGGTGAGCTACACCTACGCGGCCGAGTCCGGATACAAGATCAAGGGCGCAACCCAGCCCCTGGTCAAGATGGCGGTGCTCCTCGACGGCAAGAATATGGTGGACGGCGCGCTGTGCTACGTCACCATCCACGAGGCCACCGTCAGCCCCGATTCGGCCGTGGATTTCCTGGCCGACGACTTTGCCGAGATCGAGCTGAAGGGCTCCATGGCCACCCCTGCCGGGATGACCGAGCCGTTTACGGTGGTCATGCTGGATGCGGTGTAAAAGGAGATTCCATGCGACGATGTCATGCCGTTCTGCCTGGCCCGCGCCCAGGGCTTTGCCCTCATGCCAAAACGGTCGCAGAAAATCGAGCTGCTCTATGCCTTACACAACGATGACCGGGAAGAGGCCCTGGAGGATATCAACCGCCTCCTGACCCTGCTCGATCCGCTCGCATCGAAAATGACCTGTTACAGCGGCTGGAAAATGGACTCAGTCACCGGATGGCTAGGGGACAAAGAAACAGGTTTGCAACCACATCCGGAATATTACCTCTGGATAATAGCAGAATTCTCCGCCCAGATCATCAGGACGTATTAATCAAATTGCAAAAAGGAGCATACTAAATGTTAAATGTACAAACAGGCATGATCGCCGGTGGAGATCTCTATATGGACTTCCTCGACGATCTCGGTGCCTCCACCGGCTTTGTCCTGGTGGGAAACTGCAAAAAATTTGCCCCCAAGGTTGAAACCGAGACCAAGGAGAATAAACTCAATGGCCGCGCGACCCTTGGCCAGACCGCAGACAGCTACACCCGCATCACCAGCTCCACCATCTCACTCGCCTTTAACCGCTACGATCCCGCCCTGCTTGCTGCCGCCTTTATGGGCAGCGCGGTGGATCAGACCGCAGCGCTTGCCCCATACGCCGCCACCATCACCGGGATTGTCGGCAAGTGGGTGTCTGTCGGCCAGACCGACCTTGCCACCTGCGTAGTCAAAAACACCACGGAGGTCACAACCTACGTGCTCGGCACCGACTATGAAGTCAACCTCCGTACCGGCATGATTAAAGCTATCACCGCACCACTTGCGGCCGTCCTCAAGATCTCCGGCAACGTGGCCGCCAAGACCGGCAGCAAGATCACCGGGGCAACCCGCCCGATGGTCAACGTGGTGCTGCGCCTCGACGGCAAAAACTTTGCCGACGGCAGCGCAGTGCAGGTCACGGTCTGGAGAGCCCAGCTACGCTCCGATTCTGAGTTTGACTTTATGGGCGAGGACTTCCCTGAGCTGACCTTTTCCGGAACCATGACCACACCAGCGGACAAGTCCTGGCCGTTTGAAGTGGTGTAATTTTGTTCAACATTGCTTGACATTGTTTAACGTTCTCTGACCAAGGAATCCTAAATGCAAAAAATTAAAACCATTCAAATCAACGGCAACTCTTTTACCGTCAAGGAGTTGCCGGTACGGGTGATCTGGAACCTGTTCAACAATGGATCTGCTGCCAAGCAATCCGGCGTTGAGCGGGTACAGAGCCTATTGAAGCTGGCCTGCCCGGAGCTGACCGAAGAGCTTCTGCTCGACCTGTACCCCTCGGAAGTCAAAGAGATCTGGACCGTCTTTGAGGAGGTGAACGCCGATTTTTTGGGCGTGATCCGGCAGGTGGGGCTGGACGTGGCGATGATCGGGGCGGTGAAGGAGTCAATCACGACCTCGATAATGCAATTTGCGCCATCATTAGCGCAGGCCACGGCCAAGGCGTCTGGGACTACGGGTACGGATTCTTCCTCGCTGCCATTAAGCAGCTAACGGGCGATAAGTGAACGGTCAATCAAAAATAGAGATCATCCTTTCGGCGGTTGATAAAGGCCTGACCACCGGCATCAACCGAGCCGGATCAGCGGTCAAGGGGCTGTTCTCCAATATGAGCGACGGATCGCGGCAGGTCAGAACCTTTTCTGGTGCGCTCACCGGCCTCCTTGGGCCGCTTCTGGGCATGGTCTCGGCTGCGGCTGGAATTCAAAAGCTGGTAAGTGTCTCCCGAGAGTTTGATAAACTCAGCGCTGGATTGCAGACTGCCACCGGCAGTGCGCAAGGGGCGGAGGAATCCTTTGCCGCGCTGCAGGACTTTGCCACCAGAACCCCTTACGATCTGGCCCAGGTCACCGACTCCTTTGTCAAGCTGGTGAATTTTGGCCTGGACCCGTCCGAGCGTGCCCTCACCAGTTACGGCAACACCTCCTCTGCCCTGGGCAAAAATCTGAACCAGATGATTGAGGCGGTGGCCGATGCCGCCACCGGCGAGTTTGAGCGCCTCAAAGAATTTGGGGTCAAGTCCAAGGTTGAAGGAGACAAGGTCAGCTTTTCCTTCCGGGGGGTCACCACCACGGTGGGCAAAAACGCCCAGGAGATCGAGGATTATCTGATCAAGCTGGGCGAGACCAATTTCGGCGACGCCATGGCCAACCGGATGAAGACCTTGGACGGGGCTTTATCCAACCTGCAAGACGAATGGGACAAGGTTTTTCTCAATATCTCCAAGGCCGGAATCGGCGACCTGATTGCTGACGGGGTGCGCATCGGAATCGGTGCCCTGGAAGAACTCAACGCCATGATCTCTTCAGGCGAGCTGGAAGGATATCTGCGCGATATCGCCGCCCGCTTTTCCGGCTGGGCTGATGATGTCAAAGTTGCCTTTGATTTTGTCGCTAAACAGTTTTCCGACTTCACCGGCGGCCTGGATACTGATGGCCGGGCCACGGTGGACAGCATGATAGAGTCGTTCCGCAGATTTCCGGAAAATGTCCGGGCCTTTATCGGTCTGATGACCGTGACGGTGGCGGCTGGATTCGACCGGGTGACCGCCTATTCCAAGGCCTTTAAACAAGGAGTCGCCGCGATTTTTACCAGCGACACCGTGGCCGGCGTGGGTGCCCATCTGGAGCGGGAACTTGCCGTGATCAACGAGGCCCGTGAGTCATCCATTCAGGCGATCCTGGAGGAACGGGACACCGATATCCAGGCCAGTGACGACCGCATTGCCGCCGCTAAGAAATTGCGCGCCGAATTTGACGCAGGCCGGGCCGCTGCCAAGGCAGACACCTCCGACAAGACAGCAAAGTTCAGGGTCAGCGGGGATGGGCAGCAGCCCGGTACCGCCGCCAAGGAAGATACGTCGGCAAAAAGAGAGGCAGCTGCTTCTGCCAAAGAGGCCGCAACCGCCGCCAAAAAAGAATACGAAGAACAGAAAAAAAATGCCGCCGAACGGCTGCGGGCCGCCAGTCAGGAAAAGATTGTCGCACTCGAAATGGAACGCCTGGACGCCTCCACCTTGCCCAGTGTCCTTGCCCGTGCCGAGGCCGAACTTGCCATCAATCGCAAGATGATGGCCGAGCGGGTCAGCCTTAAACAGCAGGAGCTGGCCGCGATCAAGGCCGACACCGAGGCCAGCCAGGCCGATATTATCAAGGCCGAGTCCGAGCTCTCCGAGATGCGCCTGGAGGTGGCCCGGCAGGAGTTGGACGGCCAGCGGGCCATTGCCTCTGAGCAGCTCTCTTTAGTGGAGGACACCTGGCGGCGGGGAACCGGCTCGGTGCAGGAATACCAGGCCGCTGTCCAGTCCGCCCTGTCCCTGGGGGTGATTGACAAGGAAGAGGCCGACCGTCGCATGATCCTCTCCAGCGACAATATGACCGAGGCTTTGAAGCTCGGCTTTTCCGACTGGGCCGCCACGGTGCAGACCGATGCCGAGTTTGTCGCCGGGATGTTCGGCCAGGTGGCCAACTCCATCGGCTCAGGGCTTGCAGCGGCCTTTAATTCCATGGCCGACGGCAGCAAGAGTGCCAAGGACGCGATGCTCGATCTTGCCCGATCCACCATCTCCATGGTCGCCCAGATGATTGCCCAGCAGCTGATCTACAACGCCATCAAGTCGGCGGGTTCGGCCTTCGGTTTTTCCACCGGCGGCCCCGTCCCGGCCTTTGCCGGGGGCGGCATGGTGGGCGGATGGAGCCCTTCATCCAAGGCCGATAATATCCCGGCCTGGCTCACCGCCCGTGAATTTGTCCAGCCGGTGGCCTCCGTCGATTATTACGGAGCCCCCTTTATGGAGGCGGTACGCCGCAGGCTCTTCCCCCGATCATTGGCCCGTGCCCTGTCCGGGATGACCCTGCCGAGGATCCCCTCCGGAAACCGTCTTGCCGAAGGCGGTATGGCCTCCGGCAGCAACACCTCCACCACCTTTAAGGGTGGGGACACCCGCCTCAAGGTGGTGAACGTTATCGACAAACATATGGTGGGCGATTTTATGCGCACCGCCGACGGCGAGACCGCCCTGATCAACATGATCCGCCGCAACGGGTCCACCATCCGCACCATTATAGGAGCATAACCCATGGCCTTTACCAGCGGCACCGCGACAAACTATAAAGACCTCCTTGCCCGTATGGTCACCTTTGCCACGGCCAACGGCTGGGCAGTGGTGGGCACCCAGACCGCTGAGTCGGTGTACCTGAAAGGATCTGGGACGGCGGGCCTGGATGAGATTTATGTGGGGATCGAAACCTATGAAGATACCTACAATAATAGATACAACTGGCTGATGGCCGGGATGTGGGGTTGGCGGGAGGGCCGCACAATCAAAACCCAGCCCAGGAGCAGTGCCTTCGAAATGACCGCAGATACCGGATCGGTTGTGGGTTACTTTCATAACACGTCTATCCCTTACTGGATAGCCTGCACTCCCAGACGCATCATCCTCTGTGCTAATGTAGGCACAACTTACCAGCAGATTCACCTGGGATTCCTAACAGTCCCCGCCACCGATGCTCAGTACCCCTACCCGTTATTTATTGGGGGATCATGGAATAGTAAAATATTAAACACTTCTGGCACATTGTACGGATTCTGGACTTCCGGAAACAGTTTTTCCAGGTTGAGTATTCCGGGCGGAGCCTGGGGAGAAAAATATCCATCTACCGAATCATATAAAAAACCAGTACTTGATGTCGTCAGTCTTTATGAATCCTGGAACAATAGCATGTTGACTGCCATGGACAGTTCCTACCTGTTGGACCCTATTTATGTGGTGTCCAATAATGCAAAAACAATATTCGGGCAGATAGAAGGACTCTACCGGGTAACAGGGTTCAACAATCTGTCAGAGAACATCATCACCGTTGGTGGTGTAAATTATATCGTTTTCCAAGACGGTAGCCGCACTGGTGCCGGGGATTACTGCGCACTGAGGATGAACTAAAATGCCATACTATGAAGAACATACAGCAACAACCATTCAGCAGTTTCTAACGGATCTGGCAGCATTTGCAACGGCAAACGGCTGGACTGTAGACTACCTTGGGGTGCATGCAACGACGGAACTCCGATTGCACATGCACAAAGGTTCTTTACATATCGATGGATTTACATATTACAGCACCGCCGCCCAATTCTACCATTGCACTGGATATGTGTTTGGTAGCAATCCATCAGCACAGCCTGGCGTGGGGCAGGGCGCCGGCTCAATCACCATTACGGTTGGTGAGAAATACTCTTTTTATTCAACGGTGGGCGGTATTTTTTACGAGATACGAAGTAGCGCCACTGCAAATACTTGGGGGATGCTTTTCCACTTGCAGGCAAAAATCGGAGCCTTTGCCGATGGATTCGGAGCAGTTTGGCCAGGAAACAATGGTTTATTTATAGCGGCCAATCCAAATGGGAACATCTATGTCAATGGCGCCTGGGGGGGTATCAATATTACCGCCGGAGCGTTGTCCTGTATTCCAGTCTATCCTGGCCTCGGAGCATTGGGGCCCAATATGTATAATGCCGCCATTGTTCCCTTCCCCCTCTTAATGGGAATGATACACGCAACCGACATCACCAAGCACGTCCCCCTCGGCTTCGCCCCTGGTGTCTACTCCTGCAATGGAACAGGCATCTATTCAAACGGGGATTCCATTATTATTGGGGCGGATACCTACCTGATTTCTGCCGTTTCCGGCAACCCGGACAGTGATATCCATACCGGTCATTATCTCTTTAAATTAGGAGCATAATATGGGACTCTCCTCCATTGCTAACGGATCTCAGACCGCCACCATCAGCACCGTCCACGCCCTGGCCACCAGTGTGGTGGCCGGTATCTATGTCCTGGTGGTTGAAACAACCAATATGACTGCCGGGGATACAGTTATTATAAAGATCAACACCAAGGTAAAATCTGCCGAAACCTCCAGGCTGGCCTATACCCTAACCTATACCGGAGCGCAGACGGATCTGAATAAATATTCAGTGCCGGTGCCCGTTGATACCGAAATTTCCTGTACCCTGCAACAGACGGCGGGAACCGGCAGAGCTTTCCCTTGGAATCTACTGAGGGCCTAACGTGCCAAACCCTACAGAACTTGAGCTTAAACAGTCCCTGCTATTAATCCAGGGGGTTATCTACGCCGAACTTCCGGAGTCCGTTTCGTTCTATGTGTATCCGGATCAAAGCGTTAGCTTCGAGCATAGCTGGGCGGTGCCGTGGCGGCAGGATATTGATCTGACCACCCCCGCTACTTCTCTGATTCCCCCGGTAGTTTTACCGGCCAGTGGAACCATGACCGACAACGCCCCCATTGATATCATCGGCCAGACCGCTGGGACTGCCTTTGTCGGCCCCAGCGGAATGGAGTGGCATGAGCAGTGTATGGCCATCTTAATGAGGCGCATCTAATATGCCCATCGGAACCCTCGCCGACCCCTTTGTGCCCTATATTGCCATGGATGGCCTGCACCCATCCACCACCAATAATGAGGCGCAGCTGTTTCTGCTGGGCCTGCCGCCCGAGCAGGATGTGGGCTATATCACCCGAGACAGCTCTGTCCCTATATATCTATGGAACGGCTCCGCTGCCGAGGCAACCCTGACCGGCGTCAGCAGCAGCGGCGACACCGAGGGCATTGCCTGGGATGCGGCCCCGCCGGAACTGCTGGGCCCGAAACGCTCCCTGCGGGTGATCTTTACCGTGGGCATTGACGGACCGCTGACCTTTTCCGCCGATATCGCCTTTGCCTCCACCTGCAACACTACCAGCCTGAATCTCTACGGGCTCCGCGCCCCCCAGCTGGCCGGTGATATCGGCCTGCTGTTCCATCCCCATAACTGGGAGGACGGCTGGAATGAATCATACGAGTGGAAAACAGACGTGATGATTGCCTGGAATCGCACCGAGCAGCGGGTGCAGCTGCGTACCGCCCCCCGCAGGCGTTTTGATCTGCGGCTGCTGGTGGCGGGTGACAGCCGCAGAAAATTGGAGACCACCATGGGCCAGCGCAAGTCGGTCTATATGTTCGCCCCCATCTGGCGGGATGGCTCGCGTTTAGATGTCGTGCTTCCGGCAAACTCCAGCGTGATCCCGGTGGCCGAGAGCACCGACAACTATGTGGTGGGCACGCCTGTGGCAATCTGGACAGATGCCGACACCTTTGAATACCGAGAGATTTCCGGCGTGGGAGCCGGGTTTGTGGCAGTCGGCCTGCCCTTTATCCGGGAATGGCCGGTTGGGGCCAATGTCGCGCCCTGCCGCTATTGCCTCTGCTCCGGAGGCCGGAGCGTTAATCGATTCACCGAGGACGTGGGCGAATACAAGTTGCAACTGCTGATGGTGGAGGATAAATGGGCGCCCACCGCCGCCATTGCCTCCGAGACCTATCAGGGCCTGCCGATTTTCCCACTGCCCGCATCATGGGGCGAGCAGGGCCAGGGCTATGATAACAAGTGGACCCTGCTCGACAACGACACCGGCATCATCGAGGTGGATGTGCAATCCTCGGAGCCGGTCTTTGAGCGGGAGCTGAAGATACTGGTGTGGAGCCGCGACCGGATCAGCCGGATGCTCGCCTTTATAGCCTACTGCGCGGGCCGAAAATCGCCCTTCTGGGTTGCCGCCGATGACCGGGGCTTTGAGCTGGCCGTCCCTGCCCCGAACGGGCAAAACTATATCGTGATCAAGCCGATTAATTACGCCTTCAGCCTCACCGACAGCAACGCCCGTGCCCATATCGAGATGATCATGACCGATGGGACGATAATCCGCCGGCAGATTATCGGGGTGGAAACCCTGCCCAGCTACGAAGAAAAATTGATTCTGGATTCCGCATTGCCGGTGGCGATCAGTGCCGAAATCTTAAACCGCTGCGCCTGGCTGGAAAAGGTGCGGCTCAATACCGACAGCATTGACCTGAGCTGGCTCGACTGGCAATGCGTCGAGGCCGGGTTTCCAGTGGTGGTGCTGCCATGAGTTATGTCGCCTACGAACAATCCGAGTATGACGGCCAGCCCCTGGAGCTCTACCGCTTTTCCCTGGGGGCCGACGTGTGGCTCTTTACCAGCGCCGACACCGAAGTGGACTGGGTCGGCGATACCTATAGCCCGGTCTTTATCAAGCGATCCGGATTCACCGTGATGGGCGATGGCAAAAAGGCCACCCTGGAGATTGAGGTTGCCGCTGCCAATGCGGTGGCCATGCAGTTTCGTTCAGGATGGCTCACCGGGATTATGGTGGTCAACGTTTATCGCCATCACCAGGGCGATGTGGATTACTCGCTGTTCTGGAAGGGCAGGGTCACCGGCTGCAAGTGGAGCGGCTCCACCGCCCAGCTTGCCTGCGACAGTGCCTTTTCTCTGTTTCAACGGGCGGGATTGCGCCGCAAATACCAGATCGGGTGCCCCCATGTCCTCTATTCCGCTCAATGCGGGGTTGATGCGGCTGGGGTTGCCGCCACCGGGACGGTCACCGCAATCAGCGGCAACACCCTGACTATCAGCACCGGCGGGGCCCATGGCGACCAGTATTATTTGGCTGGCAAGCTTCAGTTTGACACCCATCTGCGCCTGATCGTTGGGCAGGTCGGCAATGTCGTCTCTCTGGTGGATTTGATCCCGGAGTTGGTGGTTGGCGACACCGTGACCATCTGGCCGGGCTGTGACCGGACCATGACCAGCTGCACCGGCAAATTTAACAACGTCATCAACTTTGGCGGGTTGCCCTATCTCCCGTCAAAAAACCCCTTCAGCGGCGACGCACTGGTGTAGATATGGCCTTTCCTTTAATGGCAATCGTCTGGGTCGGCTTGCAGGTGTTATCCTTTCTCCTCCGCCCAAAAATGGCCGAGCAGGCCAAGGTGACGCCGGGCGAACTGGAAGGCACACTGGTGGATTCGTCCTCGGATGTGCCGGTGCTCTTCGGCACCCGGCTGCTCACCAAAACCAACTGCGTCTGGTATGGCGACGTGGGCACCACCGCCATTGTCAACTGCTCCGGAGGGAAGAAGTAATGGAAGATTGCAAGGTCTATCATCGCCACCTGCGGTCTTTAGGATATTGCAATTCCGGACTGCGTAAGTGGTTTGCCCGTGAAGGGGTGGACTGGCAGGACTTTTTAGACAACGGCATCTCCTGCGCCTGGCTGCGCAGTAAAAACAACGCCATGGCCACGCGGGCGGTGGAACTGGCAGAAAGGGAGGCTAAGTAATGGGCGGCGGCGGCAAGGGCAAAAGCTGTGCCACCACCGGCTATCGCTATTATGCTGGCCTGCACCTGGTCTTCTGCCACGGCTTGAACCACCTGCTCAAGATCAGGGTGGGCGATCAGTGGGCCTGGGAAGGGGACGCTGTGGATAATACCGCCATCTATGTCAACAGCCCGGAGCTCTTTGGCGGGGATGCCCGCGAAGGCGGCATTGTCGGTACCGTTGATCCGCAGTTCGGCCTGAGTACTCAGCCCCAGAACGGCTATCTCCAGTCGGTGCTGGGCTCGGTGATCCCGGCCTATCGCGGCCTGTTTGGACTGGTAGCGAGAAAGTGCCAAATGTCGGCCAATAACCCCTATATCAAGGAGTGGGGAATTTTGGGCCAGCGTACCAGCTTTGGCTGGCATGATGAGTGGGCGACGATTGTTGCCTCGGATGGCTTTGCCGATATGAATCCGGTCCATATTATCTACGAGACCCTGACCAATACCAGCTGGGGTGGCCTGGGTTACCCCACCGCCGATCTCGATATGGACTCCTTTGAGGATGCCGCCTATAAGCTCGCCCAGGGAGTGGACCCGAATCAGGAGGCCTTCGGCCTGTCCCTGGTCTGGGCCAAAAACAGCAGTGTCGAGGACTTTCTCGGTCTGATTTTAAGCCATATCGAGGCGGTACTGTACCCCTCCCATATCACCGGGCTGATCACTCTCAAGCTGATCCGCAACGATTACACCCTGGCCATGACCCCGATCCTGGACACCTCCAATATTATTGACCTGGTGGATTTCCAGAACTCCTCCGCAGCGGAAGCACCGAACCAGCTGTCCATCAACTGGGTGGATCGGGACAACTCGCCCCAGACCACCACGGTGCACGATATTGCAGGGATTGCCCGAGCCAACGGCCAGGTCATTGCCACCTCCATGGAGTTTGTCGGCATTGCCACCGAGGACTGGGCCCAGAAGATTGCCGCCCGCGAATTGCAGCAGGTGGTGGTGCCCATTGCCTCGGTAACCTTGGAGATCAACCGCCGCAACTTCAGCCTGGAGCCGGGCGATATCTTCCGCTTCTCCTGGGCGCCGCTGGGCATTGTCGAGATGGTGATGCGGGTTGCCAAAATCGAGATCAATGTCCACACCGACAGTAAGATCAGAATCTCTGCCAGCCGGGATGTCTATGGCCTGGGGGCGACCCCGTTCACCCAGCCTTCGGGAAGTCTCTGGACCAGCCCGATCTCCGCCCCTGCTGATGCAATTAAGCGCAAGGTGGATGAGGTCACCTGGTGGCAGTTTGTCCAGCAATACGGTGAGTCGGCGGCGGTATTGGCCGAGATTGACGACAGCTCCACCCTGGTCACTTGCTTTTGTGGACGGCCATCGTCGGACGCGATGAATTACCAGATGTGGAGCCGCAACGTCGGCGCCCCCGACTATGCCCTGCGCGACACCGACAACTTCCCCTTTATCGGCACCGTAGTCGGGGCCATGGTCCCGGAGCTGGAGTCCACCATCACTCTGCTGGAATCTATCGACACCAATATGGTGGCCGTGGGCCAGTATGCGGCGTTGGGGAATGAGCTGGTATGGATCACCGCCATCAACCCGGTGCTCTCCACCGTGACCATTGCACGCGGGGTGCTGGACACCATCCCGGTGAGCCACGCCGACGGCGAAACCATCTGGTGTCACCAGAATTTCTATGGGTTGGATGGAACTGAACGGGCGGTGGGTGAGCAAGTGGAAATCCGGATGCTGCCGTCCACCGCCTCAGGGAGGCTTGATCTGGGAGCAGCCACCACCGAGGCCATCACCTGTGCAGGCCGGATGATGCGGCCCTATCCGCCCGGCAATGTCAAGATCAACACCCTGCGCTGGCCGGATTCCATCGGAGCAGCAGAAGCACTGACGGTCTCCTGGGCGCACCGTGACCGCACCCTGCAGACCGCTGCGATGATCTACCAGGATGCCGCCGATATCGGCCCGGAGCCTGGCGTGACCTACACCCTGCGCCTTTACGGCGAGACCGATGTGCTGAAAAAGACCGTAACGGGCCTGACCGGGACAACCTATACATGGGCTACCGAGGTGGCCGATAGCGGACTGGGGCGGTTAAATACCAGTGTGCGAGTGGGAATCGAGAGTGCGCGCGGAGCGATTGTGAGTCTACAAAAATGGAATGTGGTTGCGGTTCGTTTATGAGTAGTTTGAAAATAAAAATAATATTTAAAAGGATTACCAATGACCCCGGAAACAACCACTTTTATTGAATATTTCCTCCAGCATTGGGAGCGGTTCCTTGCAGGCCTTGTGGTGCTCTTCGGATTTGTCTATCAAACAGGCCACGAGCACCAAAAATACAACGATCTAAGAAAACGGGTTGCATGCCTGGAGAGCAGCTGCGAAGAGCGCATGGCGGTGGTGACCACCATGAACAGTAACCTCTGCCGTATCATGGGTAAGTTGGGCATCCAGCCGGTGGAGAACAATACGCATCGCAGAAAGGAAGATTGATAATGCGACTGGCAAGTGACTGGGTGACCCTGATGCAGGCCATGTATCACTGCCTGTACCGAAAGAAAGACTGGGATGGCCATATGCGATTGATGGAGAACTTACGATGGTACCGGAAAAGGAGGGACTGATGAAGGATATCTTGCTGAAATTGTTTACCGAGTCCGACAACCAGACCCCGGATGTTTTTCGGGTGCTTGCCGCCTTTGCCGTGATGGTCAGTCTCTGGCTGTCGGTGTATTCGGCGGTATGGCTGAAACATCCATTCGATATGCAGAGCTTCGGCCTGGGTGTCGGCTCGCTGTTTGCCGGACTGGGGGTCACCCTTGGCCTGAAAAAGGAGACATTGAGTGATTGATATTAAGAATATCCTGATCGCCCTGGTGGCCGGGCTGGTTACCGGGTCTCTGGCGTCCGGGATCCTGATCTATCGCTACGAGGAAAACAGATGGCAGGCCACGATCTCGGCGCAGAAAATAGAGGCTGCAGCCGTACTCCAGGAAGAAACGGAAAAGGTGCTGGCAGCAGAGCGTCGCAACACCGAACTCAATACCACCATAGAGGTAAGCCATGTCGCAGCCCAGAACCGGATTGATCAAACCCTTGATGATAACCGTCGCCTTGCTCGTAAGCTTGGCGGCATGCGCGACCCCGGACGTAGGCCGGGTGGTGGTTGCACCGAGGCAGGAACTCACCCTTCCAGCGATGCTGCAGCTGCCGCCCCCGAAAGCCGACTTTCAGGAGAGGCTGAGGAGTTTCTTCTTACCCTTGCCGCCGATGCAGACCGGGCCGCAGAGTACGCCATAGCCTGTCACCAGTGGGCCACGACCATCATAGGAGAAAACAAATGACCATCACCCTCGAACAGCTGAAAACCATCATGCCATCGGCAGGCAGGCGGGCAGATCTTTATCTGCCCCACCTCAACGCGGCCATGGATGAGTTTGCCATCAACACCCCGGCCCGTCAATCCGCGTTTCTAGCGCAGATCTGCCACGAGTCCGGAAGTCTGCTCTACACCTCGGAGATTGCATCTGGAGATGCCTATAATTACCGAGAGGACCTAGGAAACGCTCGGCCGGAAGCAATATGGATTGCCCGGCAAAACGGCACCACCCCTGGACAATTCTGGAAAGGGCACGGCCTTATCCAGATTACCGGATTTGACAACCATAAGGCGTGCGGCAACGCCTTGGATCTTGACCTGCTCTCCTTCCCTGACCTGCTGACCCAGCCGGAATATGCCTGCCGGTCGGCAGCCTGGTTCTGGCAGTCGCACGGATTAAATGAGCTGGCAGATGTCGGGAATTTTGAACGGATCACCAAGCGTATTAACGGCGGGCTAAATGGCTATGCGGATCGTCGGCGGGCCCTGGATCGGGCAAGCGGCGTGCTTGTCGCGTAAGGAGAATAATGGACAGATTGTATATTATTTTTATCATTACCGGCCTGGCGGTCAGTGCCGTGCTGCTTGGAGTGAGCGTGTGGCTGGCCTGTACCAGAATGTAAAACATTGTTGAACATCGTCTAGCGGATAAACGGAACAATAGCCCGCGCTGCATGGACGGAATCAAAAAATGCACATTGACAAGAAGGGGGAATAGTGAGCGCTGAATTACGAATTGAAGTGCCGGTCTTTAATTTTGACCTGATCCAAGGCCAGGACTTAATCATACCGGTTACCTATGTGACCGATGGCGTCCCAGACACCATGGCCGTGGCGTCTTTGAAAATGGAGATACGTTCCAACGATTTCAGGACGGTGATCGACACCCTGAGCACCAATAACGGTAGGATTGTCATCACGGCAGCCAATGCCTTTTCGCTGATTTTTCCGGCTGATGTCACCGCTGCATATGTTTTTTCAAAGGCTACGCTCAAAGCGATCTACGGCCTGGAGCGGACTGCCGGTGGCCTTGTCAAGCGGATCTTTGAAGGCGAAATAACTGTTAAGCGGGAGCAAACAAAATAATGGGCGACACTATATCCATCATCCCCGGCCCGACCGAGGTAACCACCATTACCATCAGCCCGCCCAGCGAGCCACCAACCATCATCACCGTACAGGAGACACCGGCGGTCGTGTCGGTGGTGACGGTTGGTGTTCCAGGGCCGCAAGGGCCAGCAGGGCCTGCTGGAGATGATTCGACCGTTCCAGGGCCGCAAGGTATCCAAGGCGAAAAAGGCGACACCGGCGACCAGGGGCCACAGGGATTACAAGGCCAGCAAGGAATCCAAGGGCTGAAGGGTGATACGGGTGACACCGGGGCGCAAGGCCTGCAAGGTATTCAGGGGTTGACAGGCCCGCAGGGGTTGCAAGGTATTCAAGGACTGACCGGAGACACCGGCCTCCAAGGCCCGCAAGGCATTCAAGGCGTGAAAGGTGATACCGGCGATACCGGCCCCCAAGGACTCCAGGGCGTCAAAGGTGACACCGGCGATACCGGCCCGCAAGGCATACAAGGAATCCAGGGCGACCCCGGCCCGGCGGCATACATGTACAATTACATCCTCAAGTCAGAAAACGAATCCGGATATATCTATTACGGCTTCTCCCTGGACACAAACTGGCGGATCAAACGCAAGGAAGTCGCTGCCGGATCGTGGATGGTGGCCACCGGAGCAGGGGACTTTAACACGGCCTGGTTGGATCGGGCGAATAAAGGATACGGACTATAATGGCAAAAACAGTAACGATATCAGAGCTTGCCCCACCTACCGGATTATCAGCAACAGCGGTTGCCGGCGGTGCTCTTGCCGCCAACACCACATACTATTACAGATTGTGTGCCCTGGAGTACATCTTCTCCTCTTTGCGGTGCCACAACAACTTTGCCATGTCCGTATTATCCAACGAGGCATCGGCTACCACCACCACAACAAATAAGTCCATCCAGCTCAATTGGGCCGGGACTACAAAGATAAAACCAGCGAACTTCCTTGCGTACATTTTGCTTCGCACCACAGTGGCAGGGGATTATAGCGGCCTCGGTCACATGGTCAGAATAGCATCGACCGATACGGCCACGGCAACAACCCTAGTAAATGCTATTACCTGCACCGATGCCGCCGCGCAGACCAACACCGATTTCCAGGTATTTCCATTGGGCGTACCGATGGTGGAGGTGGATGGCGGGACAGATGCCGATAGGATTGATGAGGAGTTTATTTACAATGCCTATGTCGCTCAGGGAAAATCCCAATTTGCAACAAGAGTGGCCCTCACAAAAAACAATACTGGGGCGCAGTACTTTTTCAGAGGATGTATCCGTGTCGGGTATACAGCCGCCTGCTTTTGGAAAATAAATCCAGGCCGCTCTGTATACATAGAGGGCCGAATAAACCCAAACGAATCAACCGGGATGTCTGATTTTGTGACGGGGTCAACCAGTGGTAGCAATGGCAGCGTATTCGGGTCAATGGGGATCAATGGGGACGGCGGCAATAATATAAGTGGGAAGTTTCAGATATATAACTCCAAGGTCATAGAACTTGCCAACTCCACGGGTGCCAGCGGCGGAGCCTATCTAAACAGCGGCTCGTCTTTCAACATGTTTAAAGGCTTGCCTGGATCTGCAATTAAAAATTCCAGCCTATTTGTCTTTGGCGCCAATGCGCAATTTACCGGGTTTATTGATGTTGATAATTGCCAAATCGAGATGGACGGCAGGATGGAGTCCGGGAATGTCCTGATCACGAACTCTAAATGGAAGGGAAACTCCCTCTACTCATATTACAACAGCTATTCAAAGGTAAAGGGGGTCGTTTTTACGGCCTCAGTGCAAGAATTGCATTTTTCTGGAACAGCCGCCAATAAGGTCTTTGATCTGATTGATTTTACCGGGACATACAATCCGCTTAGAAGCAGCTCACAGACGGAGCCTACTTACTCCTGGTATTATCGTCGGTGGTCATTCAACGCCACAATAATCGGCGGAGATAATCTCCCGATACCGGGGGTAAACATAGCCGCGTTTGATGTCAACGGCATCAGCAATATGTTTATTGACAGCGGATTAACCTTTACTGATCTCAACGGCACGGCCACGGCCATGTTTATGTCAGGCACTCCAGCCAACATATCTGTAGGGGATGTCATACTGGCCGGGCCGGAACGGATGAGTGTCACCAATAAGGTCGGCACTCAGTTGGGTGTTGTTCGGGGCGTTCAGAGCAGCGTCGCCATATCCCACTCCTATAACACTTACGATAAAAAAACTTACATCCAGAAGGCGGCTATTGCCACCGGTGCTGATGGTAAAATCCCCGAGCAGTACCTTACAGCGGAAACGTATCAAGGGAAGGTCGCCGCTCCACCAGTGACGTACAACACGGTAGTGTACACTCCGCACAGAATAGTTATCAGGAAATACGGGTATCAGTTCTTTGCCATAACGCAGACAGTGGCTGAACCCATTGCGCTAAAGCAGATATTGCAAGCCAACGTCTTTGTCACCGCGGGTGAGGCCATAGCCGGTGCCTACACCGGCATTGCCATTGACCCAGTTGCCATGTCCATCATCGTTACCGCCGCCCACACCATACAGGAACTATACGAATACACCCAATGGTGGGCGGCGCAATCCGCCAATATGACGCATCCGGAGCCGATCACCACCGTGGATGGGGCAAATTATAACCTGCCTGACGATTGGGATCTGACCATAGACGGGACGGTGGTCAATGCCGCCGGGAAGGCTCTGGTATTGGCCGGGACTGGTGCATACTCGATCATTAACGGCGGCGACTTTGACGGCGTCTTGCAGGACGCCACCCATACCAGGGTTAAAATCACCGCCCCGAATCTGGTGGATGACACCCGCGTCTATGTGATCAACGACACCCTGGGCATAGAGGTGGATAACTCGGTGGTTTCCGGCGGCAATGGGTATGTCTTTGTCGCGGATATCCCCTCGGCCTCGCTGGTTGCCGGAAATACCATCATGCTGTTTGCCATCTACTGCGTGGGCTTGGCCGCCAAACGAGAATTGAGCGCCAGAGGGATACTGACCAACGCCGGGTTGCAGGTCATCGACAGCCAGGAAGATTGGCAGGAGTATATCGACATCGGCATAGACGGCGCCACTGTGACGGAGTTCTCCGCCGACTACCCGACCATTGAGGTCAATATCAGCGATCCAGACAACGTCACCACCAAGCAGCGTCTCATCGCCTGGTGGGTGCATAACCTGACCACGGCAGACGGTATCCGTTATTTCTTCGAGGGTATCACCATGGAGGACGTCGTTAACTACCGGATCAACGCCGGATTCAATTTGTACCTGGATAATGTGCAGGCTACCCCGCTCAAATTCGCCGATGGAGCGCGGCTGTACAAGGAAAATGGAGAGACAGTGATTGCATCGGCATCAAATAGTATCCAGCTGGATTCAGGCAAGGTGTATGCACCCAAGGTGGATGAGCTATTGACGCTGGATGATTATCTGGCGCTGAGGAATTAATAGTTCTCACCGGCCACACCTCTATAAAAAAAACAACCCGGGACAACCAGCAATGTCCACAAAAACCAATGTGGACAAATGTGGACAAATTTTAACAAAAAAGGCTTACAGAGAAACCTCTGCAACCCTTGATTTTATTGGTGCCCACGGCGCGAATCGAACGCGCGACACCTGGATTAGGAATTAGGGTCACACTTGCCGCTATCCCTTATCAGTCGTGCTTTTGCGGGGTGTCCGAACACTGTCCATGTGGACGCTCGGTTTTGACCATATCGTTTAATTTCCGGCCTTGGTTGCGTAAATAGTCGCCCGCCATGTGCTGATAGATGCCGGTGGTAGATGGCGAGCTGTGCCCCATAATAGACTGCAGGGCGGACAGATCATACCCGGCAATGGTGGCCACGGTGCCGAACGAGTGCCGAAGCAGATGGTGGTACAGGTGCTTCCCCAGGCCGGCTTTTTCCGCTGCCCGAAGCAGTGCCTTCCGGATGCTCAGGTATGGCCGCTTGGTGCCTGGGTTGACAGTCAGATATCCGGTCATCCCTTCGCGGTCTCTCAGCTCCTCCATCAGCCTGTCGGTGGTAATGGGGACGATCCGCTCCTTATTCCCCTTGCCGGTGACAAACAAAATCCCGTGATCAAACTCGACGGCGGATCGTTGCAGCTGCATCGCCTCGCTGCGTCGCAATCCGGCATCTGCCATCAGCAGGAAAACGAGGCGGTATTCCGGTTCGATCAGCGAATACACCAGGCTGATCTGCTCGGCCGTAAGCGGCCTTGGCCTGGGTGGTGCCGTCAGCTTACGGTTAAAGCCGGATATCGGAAATGGCATGGGCTCACAATAATCGTTGGCCGCTGCCCACTTGAGCATACTGCTCAGATAGGACAGCTCCTTGTTCACCGTCCGGTGCTTCACCCCCTCGCCGATCCGCCCCGCTTTATACTGTTCGATGGTCGCCCTGGTGATGTGTTTCGGCAGTATTTTGCCGAATTTTTCAGCCAGATGCACGGTCCAACAGAGCTTTGCGTCCCCCACCGTCTTTTCCGCCCGATTTGCCCGATAATAGACCAGCCATTCCAGAAAGATCGCCGACAGCTGCCGTGGTGTCGGATCAGGGGCGTCAATATGGCGCCGCATAATCACCCGCTCCAGATCCACCGCCTCCTGCCTGGTGCCGACAAATGGAATCCGCTCACGCGGGCCTTTATATCCTCCAGGGCGACAATCAATTATCCATTGGCCTGGATTGTGAGGGTGTGGCCCGACGCTCATAATTTTATCTTATATCCTTTTTATCCCGTCCGCAGTTTTCCCTGCGCCGAGAGCATGTTCAACTTGCTGCGCTCTTCGATATCCCGGTGGAAGCCCCCCCCCCACAAAGCAGTTTAAAAAGCCGGTCACGGAGCAGGAGGCCTTTCTCGTGGTTGCTTTTTCCTTCCACCACATACATCTGTTTCATATTTTCAACCAGTTTCGTGACATGTTTGGCAGAGTTCGCCATGCAAATGCCATCTGGTGACCGGCAGCCACGAGCGCAAGTTAGATCTGGGTGCGCACATTTCCGATGTGGTGACGGGTTCGCATATATTTTAATTATAGTTGCTGTTTTTTTTTTACAGGTTCAGCAAGACCAGCTCGGAGCGTCTCGTTTTCTCGTCTAAGTCCATCAATAATTTCCTCTTTGTCTTTTACTCTTTTTTCCAGCAGCTCAATCTTCCAGACCATGTCGTCAAACTCTTTATCAGTATGCGCGCTCCTGGCCAAGGGAGCCGCTGGTTCATCGGTGGCGTTGTTTAACATCGGGCCTTCGCCGGTTTGGAGCCAACTAATATTCAGCTCTGGTATTTTGACTAATATTTTTCTCGGTTTTGCTATCCTTCCCCGCTTTATCCACGAATAAAGTGATTGCCTTGGCATTTCTAAAAAAACAGCAAGGTCTTGTATTTCCTTTAGTTTTTTATATTCAACTAAAGAATCTATAATTTTTCCAACATCAATGTATTTTTCCTCTTGCATATTATTCATTTTTGCCATAATGTGCCTAATATGAAAGACATTAAGCAGGAATTAGAAAAAGCTGGGGTCACCCAGTTGAGCATTGCAAAGATGCTGAAAATCAAAGCCCCGAGCGTTCATAACGTTATAACGGGGAAGCGGAAAACTCCGCGAATAAGAACGGCAATCTCTCTGGCCATCAACAAGCCAGTCTCCGATATCTGGCCGGAAATCTCAACCAAAGAGGAAACAGCATGAGCCGAGATTCTATTAAATCCCTGACAAGCAAAGTCGGCATGCTGGAAGAATCCTGCATGATGGCCGCTGATGCCTGCGACTCTCCCGCATCGTTATTGAGACGCATGGGCAATGAGTTCACCTTTATAAAATTGGACCTTGAAAGGATCTCATCCGAGACCGCCAATCCGATTCCTGATCTCGGCGGTGATAACCTCTCGCAGGATCGCGAAAGTCCAGGAAATCGAGGGGCTGAGTAAATGCTTTTTTGCTTTTTCCCATATCGCCTTATCGGCAATCGAGTCGGCAAAGTCGTGACCATCCCACGTCAGCCTATAAATAACAGCAGACGTGGAAATACTCTTACCGCCTCCATGAATGGCAGCGGTAACAAGTCCGGCCTCCTCAAGAAGCTGGGCATGAAAAGCAAAGCTGGCTGGGTCAATACCGGATATCTGGCCTACCGGAATGTCTGCGGCCTGAATGGCCAGCATGATTGATCTGATTGTTTCCATGTCTCTTTTCATGGAATGATTCCGTTGTCTGAGTAAAACAAAACGCCTCCGGCCCTGCAGCTGGATAGTCCAGTGTAAAAATACGGTAACGATTGGTTGGTAGCCAGTCCTCATCGTAGCAGGTGTCCGGGGCTTTATCAAATTAAAAAAGTTGGATGGTGCGATGCAAGAGTTGGAAACCATTTCTTTCAAGGTGTCTCCCGAGTTTTCGTTAATGCTCGCAAAATGCGTATCGACCCTCGACGTGAGCCGGTCTAAGGCGATCCGCGCCGCTCTGACATCTGGCCTTCCGTTCATCATCCAGAACCCCGACCTTATAGATAGTCTCTCACAGAAGACCGTGAATATAAAGGGATACAAAGAGGATACTTTATGACCCTTGATCATGAAGATATCGACGCCATCGCGTCAGCGGTCTTTGCCAAGATCCAGGCGGCTGCCAACCACGCAAAGCCTTCATCCATCGTGGATGAGGTGCGGCAGATGGCAGAGGCCGGGCAAGATCCGGTGGCGTATCTCAAGAGTAAATTCCAAGCCCGCAAGCCGGGAAAGAGGATATAATGAGGATACTTTTCTTCCACGAGAACCCCAGCCTGACCGGCAAGATCCGTCGGGCCACCAGAAGAGTTACCGCATGGGTCAAGGCCGACGGCCTGCCCTGTGCCACTGTGTTTTTTTTAATGGGGGGCATGATCATCATGACCCTCATCACCATCGGAGAGCATCCGTCAGGCCCTGCTGCCAAGCTCTCCTCCTCGCCCTACACAATCTCCTCTGATTCTACCTCCATCCAAACCCCCGGCCATGATCCCTGTACAATAGCAAGCAGGGTGGATCATGGCCAACTGATGGGGAGTATCGAGCGATGATCACCATCACGGTGGATGACAAGGCGGTCAAGCAGATGATCGCAGATTTGCCGAATAAGGCAAGCAGGGCAGCAGAGCGGGCCATTGACGCCACTGTCAGAGAGATCAAGAAAGAAGTTATTACCACCATGAAGAGTGTCTTTGACAGGCCAACGCCATTCACTCTGAACAGTCTCCAGCTCACGCTGACACAGAACCATAACATGATGGCAAAGGTCTGGTTTAAAGACCCTGCTCGAATGCATCAGCACTATCTGGTGCCGCAAGTAGATGGAGGGTTGCGTAGATCAAAGGGCCTTGAGCTTGCCCTTGGTATGCAGTTCACCCCTGCAGACGAGCTGGGCTTTGCCAAGATGGATCAGTACGGAAACGTCAAGTCAGGCCAGGTAAAACAGATCATGTCAAGGTTAGGCGCACTAACCAAGAGCGCAGGCAGCAGCGGCAACGCAACCACCAAGTCTCTCAAGGGCGGCAAGGAGCGCGACTATGTGCTCATCCGCAATCGAAAGACCAACCTCGCCCCTGGTATCTACCAGCGAGTGGCCACCACGCGATCAGTACGCGGTCGATACTCAGACCTGAGCGCTCGCAAAACAGGCCGTGCCGGTGGTGCCAACGCCTGGCAGACCGGCACAAGGAAAGCAGTGGTCAGAGCCAGAGGCTTAGCCCCTGTTATGTTCCAGGCCACACCCAAGCCAGTGCGGCCCCTGCTCGACTTCTACGGTATCGCAAACAAAACCTATAGCCAGAACTTCACCAAGTTCTTTCACAAATTCTTTTCAGCGGTTCGGCGGTGAGGGTGTGTGTGCCCCTTGCCCCCTTGTGATGCCATCAAGAAAATGGGTCCTTCCGGCAATCTCCCAGCTTAAGGGTTGTTCAGACCCCGATGGTTGTGTCCGGGTAAATTCTAAATATATGTGGAATTGTGGAATATATGCAGGATGTTAGCGAAGTTGCAAAAGAGGTTAGTGAGCGGGCGAAGATGCTTCTTGCTGAGGATGAGGTGGTGTATAGCCCTCCTCCTGAGTTTATCGGGGAGTGCCTTGATGCCAACGAGCGCGGTGATGGCACATTGTTTGCCACGATGCACCGTGGAAAATTCCTGTACAACACGACTCCAAAGGATGGCGAGTGGTATTTCTGGGACGGGAACGTCTGGACGGTTGACGAGTTTAAAAGGACGATCAATGCGGTTGAGTCGTGCGCCATCGAGTACCAGGAGCAGGGTGAGATTTTAAGTAAAGACATTATTTCCCAGGGAATTGAGAAAAAAACCGAGAAAGAAGGTTGGAAGATTGTCAAGCGGGACAAGTTCGCCGGCAGGGCTCAACGGTTGCGCAATATGAATGGGGCCGAGAAGACCATCAGCTGGGCGCCGGTGGTTGATAATTCCATGGCCTGTAGGGAGTCTGATTTTGACCGCAACCCGGACCTGCTGCCGGTTAAAAACGGGGTGATTGATCTCCGCACCGGCCTGCTTACCACCGGGAGACCGGAGGATATGCTGCGCACCTGCCTGGATCTGGAGTATGACCCCCACGCCGACTACACTGAGTGGACTGATTTCCTCACATCAACCGGACTGTCCGAGGAGGTGATCGGATTTTTGAAACGCTCCTTCGGGTATGGAATCACCGGCCATAGTTTTGAGCAGTACATCTGGGTTTTTACCGGCCCCGGGCGTAATGGAAAAGGGGTTATCTTTGACCTGGTCGGCGATGTGATGCGGCAATATTACCATGTTATTTCCCGGGCAATGCTGATCGAGCAACGCAGCGAGCCAGGGCCATCTGCCGCCACCGAGCACAAATACTCCCTGATGGGCAAGAGGATCATTGTCGGATCCGAGACCAACAAAGGACAACGCATCGACGCCGGTGCGATCAAAGAGCTAACCGGTGACGATGATATCAAATGTCGCCCCCTTTATAAGTCCGAAATCACCTTTCATCCATCGCACACCCTGTTCCTACATACCAACCATATCCCCATCGGGATGACCAAGGATTTTGCCCTGGTGCAGCGGCTGATCAAGGTAGAACTTCCATTGATGTTTGTTGACGATCCTGAAAAAGAGGCTCTGGCAAACCCGATCAATGCCGCCAAATTTCGCAAGAAGGATCCAAAACTGAAAGAACGCCTTCGTAAAATCAAGGTAGGTATCCTTCGCTGGCTGGTGGAAGGGGCTCGGGAGTGGGCTCAATTCGGCCTGATGATTCCTGACACCATCCACGATGCCGTCAAAAAACTGGCAGATGAGGAGGATTATTTTACCCAGTTTGTCACCTCATGCCTGGAGCGTACCACTATTCCGGACACCAGAATCACATCCAGCGCGGTGTATGACGCCTTTCGCTGGTGGTGGAATGAGAATATGGACGAGGTGGAGCGGAAAATTCCGTCAAAAAATGTGCTCAACCGGGAATTATCCAACAGGGGGAATAAAGTTGAAAGGGTTGGCGGGAAATCCTGGCTTTATAATTATACCGTCAGCCTCAATATCACCCAGGATGTGGAGAATTATATCACTGGGCGGCGGCAAACTGCATGATTGCATGGCACTGCATGGCAAAATGCATGGGGGTAAATCGTTGATATGAAAAACGAAATATGCCTAGCCATGCAATTATGCAGTAAAAACCCGCGTGCGCACGGAACGATAAAAAGCCTTTTAATAAAAAATTCTTCTACGCGTATATCTATATATTTTGCATGATTGCATGGACGAGTACTAATAGATAATAAAACAAGCAAGTTACCACCATGCAACTTGCCATGCAGTGCCATGCAGTTTTAAAAAATGCATGGCCAAAGGAAAATACGATGCAAAACATCCTTGAGTCCATAGCCTCCACCCACCACCTGCACCGCCGCACAGACCGCTGGGTTGGGCCGTGCCCGAAGTGTGGCGGATCCACCACCTCCGATAAGTTTAATCTGCGCGATGATGGCGGCTTCAAGTGTTACTCCTGTGGGTTCTGCGGGGACATCATTACCTGGCTGCGTGAAATGGAAGGGAAGAGCTGTGGAGCCGCCCACGACGAGGCCGGTCTTGCCTGTCGCAAAGGGGCCGACTGTCCAAATTACGGCAGCTGTCGTATGGGCGATGGCAGTGGACGCCGCACCCAGGTGAAAAAGCACTCTGTGCAGCCAATGTGCCAGAAGCAGCAGGGGAAGCTTGCGGTGTCACAGACAGTCAAGGAGCCGGACCAGCTCTGGCAGGCATGGGCCTCTGCCTTCACCCATGACGCCGCTGCAACCATCTCAGGACAAAAGGCACAACTGACATGGCTTGCCTCCAGGGGGATCGATATGGCGACGGTGCAGCGCTTCGGCCTTGGTTGGCTGCAGAAGAACGATCATGTCAACCGGGCCGGTATCGGGCTGAGCCCGGAGCGTGACGGAAAACGGGAGCTCTGGGTTCCAGCCGGGCTGGTGATCCCGATCATGGGAGTAAAGGGAGAAGTCCATCGCCTGCGGGTCCGCCGCCCCTCCTGGGCTCGGGAAAAGTTCCTGCCCAACCGGAAATATGTGTGGATTGAGGGTAGCGGTAACAAGCCAATGGTGATCCATTCCATTCATCCCTGCCGTGGAGCGGTGATTGTGGAAGCAGAGCTTGACGCCATTGCGGTTGCCGCAGCGCACCAGGACGTGCTGGTGGTGGCCATCGGGACGGTGCAGGGGCCAATCACCATGGATCTGATGGAAATCCTCACATCCATGCCGGTGATTCTGGTGGCGCTCGATGCCGATGCAGATAAGGACGGGAAAAAAGGGGCAGGACAAGCCGCCGTGTCGGTATGGCTGCGAGCTTACCGGCAGGCAAAGTATTGGCCCGTGACCGCTGGCAAAGACCCTGGAGATTTTGTCAAGGAGCACCAGGGAGATCTGCGAGCATGGGTTGAAGGGGGGCTGGTTCCACCATTGCCGTCCATTTCCCATGCACCCATGCATATTTCTGGCGGTTCCCTTCGGGGGGAAGGGGAAGAGGCTCTTACAGCGGAAGAAAAATGTGTGGTTTTCAACTTGCATGGCCATCTCGATGCCGCCGGGCTGCCGGTGGATTGTTATGTGACCGAGGACCAACCCCTTTGGCATCAGTTGACCATGGAGGGCAAGATTGTCTTTTCAAAAAACGAGCTTTCCAGGCTAACAGCGGTGTGCGCCGGAATGGGAGAGGAAGAGCGGAGGCAGGCGGCACGAATGACCGTCGATATCAAGGAAACTTTTGCGGCAAGCTATATTCGGGCTGGCCGTGTGGAGGCGACAAAATGAAAAAGACAAAGCGACCGACAATGATTGTCAGTATCGGCGAGCGGGTAAATATTGGAGGGGGGGGGCTGCCACGGTGCACATACAAATGCGACGACGGAAAAACATACACGCGCAAGGAGCTGTGTGCTGCCACTGGGCTCAATGATGATTGCCTGTATCGGCGGATTAATTCAGGAGGGCTGGATAACCCGACAATATTCCTGCCGATCGACGAATACCTGGAAGCAAAGAAGCGCAAAACAGAAGCCGCTCTGGAAGAGCGCAAGCAAAGGATCGCGACAGAACGGGAACGCTGCCGGCAGGAGCGGATTAATAGCGGCGGTAACGGAAGGATATTCGGCGGGGCGATCACCATAGACAGACCAAGGCATGAGAACCTGCTCCGGATGCGCCCGCTGGGTAGCTGGGAGCGTGAGCAGCTGGCCAGGGAAAACCATGCTGACCGTTAGCGTCTGCCCGCTAACCATGGGCGCGATTACCAGTATGACCGATGCCGGATTCAACCGGTCCTGCCGGGTGCGTAATAAGGATCAGGATATACGCAACGGATACGGTTCTAGTGTTGGAACGTCAACGATATACGATGAGTATTGCAAGCAATGCGGCGGGGAGTATCCGCCGGAACTGACAATTATCAAACTAAAGGAGATCGACATGGGAACTGTGACATCGTATCAAGGGACGTGCGAGATGTGTTTAAAGCCGGAAAAAACCCTGCGCAAGGTGCTGGACAAGAAGTGTTGCGCCACCTGTGAGCATATTCGCCGTGCCGCACATAAAAGCCCGGACTTGCTAATTGACGCGCTGAAAGACGCAAATGAAGGAGACTTCCTTGATCAACTTTCGTCAATAGCTGCTGAGTCGAATGATTACAAGACACTAAAGCTCCAGCTCCAGGCCTCAAAAGCCGCCGTCGAGACCATAACCGGAATCAATGAAACCCTGACCGCCGACTATGCCAACCTGGAGCAGATGGTCAAGGATCTGCGAGAGTGTAATAGTAATCTTCAGGTTGAGCGGATGGAGATGCTGGATAATATATACGCGCTAAAATCAGCAAACGGCAGACTGGCAGTCACCGTGGAGAGTCTTGAGAAAAATTTTGATGCCCTCTCGTGCGAGAAAACCGAGATCCTGAAAGAAAACCTATCGCTAATTCAGGAGATTGAGCAGCTGAAACAGTCGGGCTTAATTTCTGGCACCGAAGAAGAAACTAAAGCAGTGCCGTCAATTTTCACCCCCATGCCTTTTGACGGATACGAAGCACTGTCTGAGGTGCTTCATGCCGCCCTCACCCAGGCGGCAATCGGCAAAGGAAAAGAGCGCCATGCCGACAATAAGCCCTTTGAGGAGCAGGATATCTGCACCATCACCCGCAGCGAAGGCCACGGCTTCACGCGGGGGCAGGCCAGGAAGAAGATAGCCGAGGCTAAACGCCTTGATCGTGATGCCGCCATCCGTGAGTTGCTGGGCGCCATCAATTATCTGGCAGCAGACATTATTGTGCTGGGCGAGGTGGCGTAATGGGAGCACCTCAACTCCATATTAAAAAGCGGTTGAATTACCGAACAGGCTGCGCGAGCCGCTATTGCCGGATCTGCGACGAATTTTGCACGGTGCAGATCAAAGGGATAGCCGGGCAGGATCTGGGAATGCAACCACGATGCAAGCGGATCGGCTTGGATGCAGGCCTGGCGTATCGGATTAATCCGAAAAACATCTGTGACGCCTATGATGCCACGATCCACCTGGCTAAACTCAAAAAGGGAAGTTTTTGGGAATAAAGGTCGATACTTGGTCGCAAGGAGAAGAATGGTTGAAAAAATGACAGATGCGGCGACAGAATTGCCGCTTGCCTTTGCCACCCAGCAACTGGTGTTGATTTACCTCAAGGGCAAAGGCTTTAAGGTGGAAAAGAGCGCGCTGTCCAACCATGTGCGGGCGCGGTTGCTTGCCAAGAAGCCGGAAGGCTTTCGCCTCCGTGATGTGGACAAGTATGCCGAACTGCATCTGAAAGACACCGCCACCGGCATGGATGCGGCGGACAAGCGGACTGTGGATCTCCAGGAGCGCAAACTGCGGGCCGAGATCCACCGCACCGAGGAGCAGGCAGCCAAGGCCAAGATTGAACGGGAAATGATGGAGGGCAAGCTGATCAACCGTGAGGATGTGGAGCTTGAGATGGCCGGACGGGCGGTGGTGCTGGAGGCAGGTTTTGACCACATGGTCTATACCAGGTCTGCCG